TTTAGATACAGACGTGATAGCATTCCCACTTCCACTTACAGATATTGCATTAACGTAACCATCAAGTGACTGATGACTAGTTAAGAACGTACTACCTTTAACTACGCTGATAGTAGTACCATTCTTTGTGACAGACGTAACCGCATTACCGCTACCGCTGACAGAAATAGCAGTAGCACTACCACCTTCCAAGCTGGAGATACGAGAATCAAGAGCCTTGATGGAGTAGGCAGAGGCAATCTCACTCAGCGATTCTGATGTAAGCTTCAAGGCACTTGAATAACTCTTCACACTGCCGTTCAAGCCGCCACCACCGCCCGTGGTAGATGCTCCTGCTCCGTATGCCGTGATACCGCCTGTGGCATAGAAGTTAGCCGCTTCCTTTCCGGCAGCGTCCTTGGATAGTCGAAGGGCATTGTTGGCACTATCATACGATAGATAGATTCCACCAATTTTCAAGCTACCTTCGGTTGTCACGTTACCCGATACGTCAAGATGAGTGAAAGGCTTCTGTGGGTCGATAGATAATACGTTTGCCAGCTTTGTTGTGTCGGTCGTTCCGCTCTTCCATACAGGTGCGAAGAGAGCAAGCTGTACACCAACATTATTCTTGTTGATAATGAAAGATGTCGGGTCTGCGTGCAAAGTACCGTCTGCGTCCCACCAAAGGTTTCCATTTGCGAAATAGCCAGTTCCGTCAAAGCGTAGGAGGGACTTGGCAGCAATTTTCTTCTCTTCCTCTGTTGTCGTGGAGGCTTGCTTGTCGATAGCCTTTCCACCTAACCAAAGGGCGATGCCATTCTCCTTCGTGTCCGCTCCATTGATACCTGCGGTAACATTTCCCTTATCGTTACGTAAGGCTATCAATGTAGAGAGGATAAGACCACCCTTGACTACTGTGTCTCCATCAACAAGAGCAGCCTTGATGTATTCAAGACCTGCCATATTGGTGATGAGCTTAGTATTGAGACCATCAAACAGATTAGACGTGATATAGTTGTTCGCCACACCCAGCTTGTCGTAGAAAGCCTTATAAGCATTCGTGAAGTTGGTATACTTCTGAGCCGCAGCCGCCTTGATGGTAGCCTTTCCATTTGAATCAGAAGCGTTGTATCTGCTTACGATGTCAGAAAGATAGGTAATGAGTTCATTTTTTGCGCTATCGAGTGTAGCCTTAGCTGAAACCAAATCCGTTTTATAGGTCGTTTCTTTACCATCCTTATCCAACAAGAACTTAGAGCCAACAACATTATTATACGACTCAACGGCTGCATTATAATCGTCCTCCAAACGCTTGCTATCCTGGGCAATAGCCGCAATCTCCGAGCTATCCAAGTAGCCATCAGAGGTAAAAACATCGAAAGCCTTCTTATTGTTAGATACGGTCGTTCCGAGGGCAATCAAATTAGTTTGCGTGTTCTTAATCTCTGCTTGCGCCTTCTCAGCAGCTTTCTTTGCTTCCTCTGCCTTCGTGTCATCGGTATACTTGCTAGCCAATTTCCAATCGGCAATATCAAACTCTTCACCTTCTGCCTTGGAGGTGGAACACTTCAAGATTTCATTCTTGTAGGTACTGCCGTCAGAAGGATAAGTGGCATTGACCCACATATCATTCACGTCGTATGGTGGAACTGGCTGAGAGCCGAAGATACGTCTCTTTGATTTTGCATCTTTGAGTGCTTGGCTTGAATCTTCGATTGCCTTGGTCAGTTCCGTGTCTGTGATGATAATCCACTTATAGGTAGAGCCATCCTTGGCAAAGCGGTATGCCTTGCCCGTCTTGTTGTCATAGTAGAGGTCTCCCAAGTGGGTTTTCTTATCCTTGTCGGTAGTCCACCCAATGGCAGGTGCGTTGGATAGGGTAGGAACACCGTCATAGAACCAAGTCTCAATAGCTCCGTCTATCTGGTTTTGAAGGTCGGTAATCGTCTCCGATTTCTTGATAATGGTCTCAACGGCATTCTTATCCAAGCTCTTCTCGGTGATGTACTTATCCAAGGTCTTTCCATCGTAGGTGGACTTAATATCCAAGTCTCCCTTGATGGTTACTTTCTTCTTGTCGCTATCATACTTGACGTAGGAATCACCCTCGTAATTATTGGCACTAGTAGGTCGGTCTCCGAAGTACATATCTCCGTAGACGTGGAAGAAAGCCTTGTTCGTGGAATGGTTCACGCCATAGTTCACATACTCCTTGTTATTAAATGTGTAGCCGTCAACTCCGTGATAGAGCGTTATGCAAGGGGAATAGGTGTCAACGGCAGAGAATACCAAGCAACTTTGCCTTGTGATGTCCGTTCTATTACCGCACTGATTCAGAATGTCATCAACCATAGGCTCATCGCTGGCTGCGTCCTTGTCGATGTCCGATAAATCCACATAATGATATTTCTTGCCATCTATCTCCACTGCCTCGGAAGACACACCGATGACTAGCCTCCAATAGTAATGGTTGCCTACGTTATGATACTTTCCTGCCGTAAGATTGAAGCTCTTGCTCCTTGCTTGGTCTCCAACCTTCCATTTATTCTCCACCTTTGAGCCATCTTGCTCATCAAGGAAGTAGCATCTGTAAGCCTTCTGACTAACACCATCATAGGTAATATTCACCTCCTCAACCTTCAATATTCGGTTACTGCCTACTGGGGTGATGAACAATTCACCACCCAATGTGTCTGTATGCAATATTTCCAAGGTCTCGAAGATTGCTTTCATTCTGACTTGTAGATAATCTGTGGTTAGATGGGTGTTATCTAGTTCGTCAAGAGTCCAATCCCCGTTCGCCCCGACCTTCATTCCCTGCAAGAACTTCTGAATCTTCTGAAAGGTGATAGTACCGTTAGCAATATCATCGAACTGCTTAGATATAAAATTATCACTTCCGTACTTCGCAATGAGTTTTCTTAGCTGGGAAACGGAATATCCACCTCCGTTACCGCTACTTCCACCGCTCGCAATGATTGTCTGTACGTCTTCTTTGAGCTGCGTAATAGTACCCTTAATTACTTGATTGCCTATTGTAATCGACTGAATAAAGTCGTAATCAATATTAGTCGATAGCTTCAACACTCTTGTCGCAAGCTCATATCCGTGTCCGTCCTTATACGTTACACTCTGACCGATTTGTAGTTGAGGGTTATCTTCCAAGAATACATCAGAATATGATTTAACCTCATAGTTATTCAAATCAGAGAGTAATTGCACAATCTCCTCCTTTGCTTTCTCTAACAATCTATTTTGAGCATCCTCGTAATAGATAGTATCAGCCATTGCAATATTATAGAGTACCGTGATATTACACTTCAAAGAAGGCAATCTCTCTCCACGAGGAATAAGCATTTCTTCTTTGTTTGTTGGTATGATAACCTCATTATCCTCTTGATAAATAATTTCGTAATCACCAGCTAAAACAGAGAAATTATCCTTGCTAACATCGTCTGACGTGTGCGAGGATGATGCTTCTTTATGATAAGTAAGCTCAAAACCTACATAATCGCCGTTAGTGCCACGACCTGCAAGTGGAGTAGAAAGCGCACCCGTATTAAAGTTTGCTTCAAACGAGCAACCGATATTCTTTCCTTTGATAAGCAAATTATCGGTAACCTCAAAGTCATACCAATAATGAGTGACGCCATCATCAACTGTTGTATTGATAATTGTCTTTCCTTCTACTTTTCCTGTAGTAGGATAAGCCAATTTCATATACCATACTGTAAAGGTCTTGTATTCCTTAACTGAGCCATCAGCATTATAAGAAATAGGTATTTTCTTATTATTATCATCAAGCACATACTTAACTCGCCCACGTACATTATATACATAGGTATTGAGCGAAGGATAAATCTGAGAAAAATCAAGCACCTTCGTAAAGAGAGGTTCTTTCGTTTTATCCGCTCTAAGGTCAAGGGTAGAATACTTATCAATAGAGTAAGAGCGTTCCTTTCCGTCTATTAATATTGTACCATTGCCCTCATCTAATTGCAGACGAATATCGCCAGATGAAACATTCTCACCTTTGCTGTTTACTTGCGTAATATTTCTTGTACCGCCGAAGATAGAGAAAGCGTTATAGTAGCCTTCTTTGCTATTAGTGATATTTGGAACACCTACATTCTTTCCAACCTCCAGAACAACAGGAATTGCGCCGACTAAGACCTTACCGATGTAGATAATTTCGTCATCATAGTCAATATGCCATTCGCAGTTATCTCCGATAGCATTTGTAATTGCTGTAAGTGCAGAAATAAAATCGTTATCGCTGAATGATACATTGACTGTATTTGCCGTTACATTTGAAAAGATAACTTTCCATCCGCATTCGCCAAACATCAAATCCTTATTAAGGAAATCTGCAATCTTACCGCTAAGAACGGATGTTGTACCTACGAAAGACCATACATTTTGCTTTACCTCTACATTCTGTGAATTACGAGTATAGATAAAGAATGGGGTCTTCGATAGAATCATCTTCGGATGCTGGAATTGAGGAGTGTACTTCCAAGAGCATTCATCTGATTGAGTAGGCTCATACGATTCCAAGAGAAGGAACTTCCTAGTAACCTCTCTTACTTTATCAATCTTATATGTATAATTGATATACGCACCAAATGGCAGAATAACCTTCTCAGCAGCAGAGAAAGACAGAGAAATGTAATCTGACTTAGATATTTCCTGTTCTCTCTTCGCTGCTGATGTTACTTCTGCTTGCATCAACAATTTATCGTTAATATCATATATCTTAATCATAACTTAATTCTATCATTCGGGTTATACTCCGTTAATTTGAGTACAAATTTACCTCTTTTTAGACCATAATCACCAAACTGCGAGCATTGCGTGTAAACAAGTTTGAAAACCCTCTTTAGGCGAGGAACTTTCAAGCAAAACTCACCCGAATAAGCTATCTTATCAAGGAAAGCCTCATACTTCTGTAAGTAATCTTCTTCTGAACTACCTTCAAGGAAGAAAGAGATACTTACATCACGCTTATCTTTTTTGGCATACTTCGATGTGGCGATAACCGATTGTCCATGTTCCAATCGACTATCGTTAGTTACATAGCTTTTTACTGGT